TTTAGCAGTAGTCGCTCCCCCACTAGAGATTTCTACGAGACTGTCTGGAGTAGTCGTACCTATACCTAATCTGCCAGCACTAGTAAGGCGCATTTTCTCGCTGTTATCAGTACGGAAAGCCATAAAATCGCCGTTATTAGCATAAGCAATAGAGCCAGTATTTTGATTTCCACTGTCACCAAAAGCAATATGACAATCGTTGCTTGTTCCAGCAGAAAGTTGCAAAAGAGTGGTTGCAGAATTTTCAATGTGAACGACAGCACTAGCGTCTGTAGAAGCACCTGAAGATGCTTTAAAAACGTGCAAAAATGTTTCTGGAGCAGTTGTGTTTATGCCTACGTTAGTTGTTCCTGTCGGTATACTTATAACCGTAGCATCAGCGTCATTTTTAATTGTTACATCGCTTGTTGAACCTTGCCCTGTAAGGATAAGTCCTTCTGCGGCTGTATACCCTATTGCCGCATTATCGCCCGCTGCTGTGTCGCCATCTGGCTCAAAGGTTGATGCGGTTGCAACATTAGTTATATCCATTGACGTGCCGTTTAGCTCGCCACCAGAGCCGTAAATAACTGCTTTACTGTTGACAATAGATCCAGCACCAGAGCCATCGACTAAATTTAATTCAGCGGTGGTGCTAGTAACGCCATCAAGTATGTTTAATTCAGCAGTTGAAGCTGTAACCCCATCTAAAATGTTTAACTCAGCTCCAGTTGACGTTACCGCCGTAGAACCTAAAGTTAATTGACCATCTGGCACAATTAAGCCAGCCGCGCCATTTAGAATTAAATCATCGACTGAAGTATCCCAGGTGACATTGGCAGACGCCGTATCGCCGTAAAGGATAACGTCATAACCTTGATCATTAGCTCCGACTGTTACGGTTGAATTAAGCTGAGTGGCCCCTGCAACTGTGAGCGCACCGCCAATGCTCGCCGCTCCGACTAAAGTACACAATCCAGCGCTATCAATAGTTACTTGGAGAGTCGGGCTGTCGCCATCGCTCCCATCATTGGTATAAATTTGTAACTTGCCTTTTTGGTCATCACTCGAACCGTCATGCGAGCCAATGATTTTAACCAGCGTAGTTTCTTCCGAGCCTGACTGTAAGCCTTTCCACTGGATAGTGCTTTCGCGTCCACCATCTGAATCTTCTGCGGTGCTGTTGGTTAAAGTTACCGAAGGGCTACTGTTAAACACAAATATATTATCGCCACTAGCGCTGGTAGCGGACCCGCCTACTAGTTGAAATTTACTATTAGTCGCATCATAAGCAACCAGGTAAATACCGCCTGCCTGGATTTGGCCAGCGGCTAGGGCGCTCTGCGTGACATTCACGATTGCGACCGCACCGACTGAATCGACATTTAAAGTTGCCGCGCCAGTGTTGGCGTGATTGGCTCTAAACATATACGCATCGCCCTGGGCATACGCGGTCACTGTTCGAGCTGCCGCTAATACATAAGCATTAGAGCTACCTGTTGTGCTCTTAGTCGCGTTAATGTCCTCATACCAGCGCTTGACTCTGGCAAACGATTCACGCCAGCTATTATTGACGCCAGATGGGGCCATGTTCTCAGGCATACCATTTGGACTTGCCGAGTTGTTGTCATCAGCTGTAACCGAATAATCTTTAATTTCTGCCATTGTTACGTACCTAATGCTCTATAATTGCTGTATAAATCCATCAAACCGCCAGCTATACCAAGTCCAGCGCCAATATTGCTAGCCGTAGAATTTGCGTAATCGGGCTGTTGCATTACATTAGTTCCACCAAAATTTCCAGATATTGCATTTTGATAATTACTTAAATTGCGCCCTGGCCTAGTTTGATCAAACATATATTGGTTGTATTGGTCTGCTAATTGGTTTTGCGCTTGCGTATCGCGTATTTGACCAGCGCCTAACAATTGGTTTGCGTCAAAATAATTAAGGCCAGCCATGCCTGGGATCTTGCCCAACGCCGCATCTTGTCGGCCTCTTTCGGTTGCGTAATTCTGACCATAAACATTGGTTGCAAGGCGTCCTAAAGAATCGCCTAGTTCACGTTGCGAATTAGCCATCATGTTTTGATATAACCCTGAACCAAAACGGCCTTGCGCATCTGCATTAGCACCGATAGACGGCGCAACCGCTTCACGATATTGACGGCTGACATTATCAGCTGCCTGGTTATACATTTGGTCTAGGTAAGGATTCGAGTTTAAGAAATCGCCTGACAATGTTTGGCTTAACAAGTTTTGACCTATGCCAATATTGGGGCTGCCTGCCATTGCGGTATTTTGTATGCTTTGCAATGCGGATTCGGTTGGTGCACTAAAATCTGCGACCATTGATTGTCCAAAACCTTTCGGGCCACCAGTTTCATAAAGTCTGCGTGCTTCTGCAAAACTTTCATCTAAATACGGTCGTTGGCCAGAATAAGGCGATGAGCTTGCGCTAGTAGTTATCATGCCTGGCGCGGCCATGTTAGTTGCGCCCATATTCAATGGGTTTAAATTTGGTCGATAATTGGCGTATTCAAGGGCCATGTCATGCTCCCATAAAAGGATTATAAAAAGAACGATAGTTGATTGGTGTAAATTCTATTGGCGCATAGCCTAATTCATACGGTATTGGCTGGCGCCCTGTTACTGCTGGCGCTTTTGGCATGTCGAAAGGATTGCCGCTTGAGCCTGCGGTTGCAGTTGCAGTTTCATTAGGGAAAAACTCGCTAGCCGCGCCTAGCGCGAGCTTGGTTGCTTCAAATGGATTGTCTTTTATTTTGTCTAAAATTGAATCCGGCTCTAAAGTAAATTCGTCGATGTAATTGGGTTGGTCCGCAAAAGGATTATTGACATTAAACTGACCTTCGCCAAATACAGTATCAACAGCAGGATCGGCAATCGCTGGCGGTATAAAACTGTCGCTTCTTAAAAAAGGATTGATAGTATTTTGTAACGTTGTGTCTGCCGTACCGCCTTCGGGAAACAAGTTGTCAGTTAATTGTTGTTCAGTTGTTAATATTGGCAAGCTGTAATCAGGGCTCTTATAAAAACCTGTTGCCGTTGGGCTCAATGATGTTGTTGAGGCTGGCAAATCAACAGTCGGCGCCACTACGGAAGAAAAACCGGGAACAGGGTTAGGCACGTCAAATCCTGTAACTGCATTTGTTCCAACGTAACCAAACGGATTACCGCTTGGCGCAATAAAATTATCACCGGTTAAATTAGTGCTGATTGGCACGCCATCTGGAAATAAGGGATCTGGTATTTGGTCGGTCAACGCACCCTCTAAATCAAAAGCCCCATCAGGTATGTTAGAAGGCAAATTAGATGCGCCTGTCATAAAATCAGGTAATGCGTCTCTAATGCCTTGTATCGGGTTTCCTAATGCGTCGCCTATGTTTCTTGGTATATCTGTAATTGCATCGGGTAACACGTCACCTAACGCGCCAGCCGCCGAGCTTAAACCGCCGGATGTAGTAGCGGCTGTCAATCCTGTTAATGCTGGATCAAAATCTGTTCGCAAACCAGTGGCTAACGTATTTCCCGCTGTAAGCGCAGTTAATTTTGCAATTTGGTCTGGGCTCAAATTAGCAAAACCGCCAGCACCTCTTACTATTCCCGCGCCAGCACCAGCCGCTCCAGCTTGCGCCGCATCTAAAGCAATATCACCTATCGGTTTTCCTTGTATGCCGCCGATTGTTGCGGCAGTTGCCGCGCCTAAATACGGATTAACAATTGATGCGCCAATAGTTAACGCTGGTGCTACAAATCGATCAAATATTGAGCCTTTTTTGTTCTGGAATTTGTTTCCAGTATAGCGACCGCCGTAATCAAAAGCGTCAAAGGCAAAACCAACAGGCAAAGCATCACTGATCTGGCCTGTTTTTATATAATTCTCATAAGCCGCCGCCGCTTCGGGGCCATAACGACCACGCGAGCCACCGCCTTGCGGCCCTAAAAAGTCCTTCATGCCGTTCCAGATAGACTTATTGCCGCCCATCTTGGCTTCTGACTCAGGGATGGGGCTTTCTGACCAGGGCTTTACACCTTCGGCATACTGTCCATAAGTTTCCCAAATGTTCTGCAATCGGTCTGTGACGTTATCTAAATCGACGCCGTAATTAGTTGCGCCAACTCCGACCATATTATAAGGAAGCTCTTTCGCGTCGAACTGAGCTGGGTTTACATAATAGGCCGCTGGCTCTACGTTGTCGGGTAAGTTCCATAATGGAGTCGGACTAAAACCTGCTTCTGATAACGCATTAGCCTGGCGTGTTGCTGCACGATTTTCTGGTTTTTGTGCTTCTGCCGTAGCTAAAAGACCAGATAAATTATAACTAGGCTTAGAAATTTCGTTTCTTACAAAACCAGCCATACTAGGGTTTGTAACAAATTCATCAATTTTTGATAATGCGTCCTCTTGGCTTGTAGGTTGTGCATTATTTACAAAGTCACGCATCATCATTCCAGTGATGCCAGTGCTAGTGACTGTATCTAATAACGCTTCGCTATAAGGGTTGGCCATTATCTAAGTCCTTTTGACGCTATGTTGGCTCGAACGCCAAGCGCATGATCAAAGCCACCGGCAATATCAACTCTAAATCGCATATAACGCGCACTCTTTCTTAAATTGTGTTGCCCTGTGGCGCTATTAACCGTGACACCTGACGAATAGGTTATGTCTGAGTTTTGGTTGGCTCTAGTGGCCACATAGACGGTATTAGTAGCGGTTGAGCCCTCAACTAATGGTAATACGTTGTTGCACGTTAAAATGTTAGTGTTTTCGCTTCCCACTTCCTCAGATTCTAGGCGTGCAGTCAGCGCTGTTCCGGTGAAATCGCCTGATTTATGGCTGGTATTAAAGCCATATAAACCAGCCGCACCGCCTTTCCACAAATCAGAATCAAGTGATGCTGGCAAACTGTCGAGTGTATAAGTCGTGCCGCCCACCGAATCTAACGAGTCCATCGTGTATCCCGGCGATAAGCCATCAAATATAATTTCTGTGTCGATTACCGCATAACCCCATCGCCCTGACTTCCAATCGTAAATCAACAGTTCATCATTACCCGATGCACCGTTGGCATACGACCAGACTACTTTGGAGTTTGCGGGATCGATTGCAGATGAAATGGTGTAATAACTTTCTTTATTAACGCGATCTAAGAACCAGCGATCAACCTTTTGGTCGCCAATTGGTGTTGTGCCTTTTCCAATGTCATAACGCTGAAAACCAGACTCTGATAAAAAGAAAACACTGTTGCCGTAACGCACCACAGAACCCTCAGAAGGCGTGCCAATCCCCACCGCAGTTTCATTAAACGACCAAACTAAAGGCGGCCCCTCGTAACGCATCTCCCATATCGAGCGCTCTTGAAATATCACGCCAATGTCACCGCCAGTAATCGCCATGATCTTTCCGCCGTTACCGACTAGATCTTGGAAATCAGCTTGTGTAGAAGGGACAGTCCCCCAGCTTGTTTCGTTATTCTGGCCTGACCATTGCACTCTCGTGGGATGCTCGGTGGAACCACTTAAAATATCACCGATCACCACAAAAGAGCGCACGCCTGTAATAAAACGAGCCTTTGGGGGACTTCCGCCGAGATCGGCAAAAGCAGATGAGCCGTCAATTGGGCCTATCTGTATATTATCCGCGTAATTGGTCGCAATAACTTGCGTGCCAAACTTTAAAAAATTCCAATTATCAAGCGTGTCATTGTTATAACCGCCTGACTTTGATTTATCGGTGTAAGTTCCACCAGCATATCGGTATAACTTTGTCGCATCCCCGGCAAACATTCGCACATTAGCGTTGCCATCAATCATTGCAACTGCGCCCCTGGCTTTATCGCTTAACGCTGTTGAATCAACGGCAAGTGAACCCCAACTGCGAAAGCCTGTGCCATGTGGTTGTATGTTCTGCGCTTCCGTCACGCCTGGAGAAGACAAAGCAGCTTGATCGGGCAACCACTCGCCAAATTTTAAAGTCGTTGGTTTTATCATGGATTAATTGAATCCGTTTTTACGCTAATTGGCCCTTGGTTAACCCGCCCTTGCCGATACGTTTCAGATGCAGACCAGGCAGCCACTTTGTATTGGTCTAACCAATCTTTTGAGGTTGCATCGTCTTGAGTAAAACGAAACGCATGAAATAAAGCAGCTGCTAAATACACATCGGGATAGTCCGTTAATATCCAGTTTGTAGTGTTCGATGCGCTTAATGGGGTAACTTTTGGAAAATAACTTAGCTCGTAGGCATAAGTTGAGTCCGGCGTGCAATCAAATTCTATTTTGTCCGATATGGTGTACCACCTCGGCAAACCAGCCGCATCACGTTGATAAATGCTTAACTGCGTTGGATCGACGTAACGCAACACACCTGTCACCCCATTCGAGGTCAGTGTCAGTCGGTACGAGTCCAAATAATCAGCCGGTAAATCAAGCGTATTGGCTGAGGTCGAAAGCGAACCTGACAATCGCGTGATGTTGCCTCGAACGCCACCAATCTCAGGCAAACGCGGCAATGATGGCGCACGCTTTAAATAGGTTTCAGCGAGATCGATAAAATTATCAATGTAACTGGTCAAATCGTCTCGTGCGGTCCAATCAGCAATGGCTGTTTTTAATTCACTGTATGTCGAGATTGCCATGCTTTTCGTCTCTCCGTTATGTTATTTAAGACCAGCTCGGCGTGTACCGAGTCGCCCATCAATTCCAACCAACTGCAATTACCCACCATCGAATCAAACTCTTTAGTCCAAGCCTCGGCGTAATCGCAATCTTTAGTCTCAGGGAAATGCGGTATGCCAGCGGTGTAATGAATCAATTTAGGTTGCTCGATAGGTTTGTCGTAACCTACTGTAAAATTCCATTCGCTAGGCAACTCGCCAACCGATCCTGCCCAGCTAAAATCACTAGGATGATTGTTTTCATCATTAATGTAATCAGCCGTTAATGTTTTGCACTTCTCATTGTTGAACACCATCATCGACGGCCATTCAAACCGATTCGCGCTTTTAACTACCGATACCGCATCATCTGGGTTAATCAATGTTTCCAGCTCGTTAATATCAGCCTGTAACAACATGTCGGCATCTAAAAACACACTAATGCTTTGAAAACCTGATAACGCCGGCACTAAATAACGCGAATAAGTAAAATCAGTTAAACCTGTTCGCGTAATAGGTAATGTCGGCAGAACCAACGGCACAATAGCTAATGGTCTGCTGGTGCGCCTGGTGATTGACCATTGCAACACGTTAAAGGCGACCGGCTGTCTTGGATCTATGCCGATATAAACTCTCATCCAACTTTGACCTCGCCAGTGCGCGTATTGCGTAAACTGTTAATAATTGAGTCTCGGATGGCTAAGACAGCTTTTTCAGTGCCTAATTCTGGCCTGCGGTAAAATTTCACCGATTCCCACCAAGGACAATCGCCTGCAATGCCTTCGTGAAAATGCGGTTGGTCGTGGACTAATACCATCGCTGGCTTGCCTAACGCTCCGGCTAAGTGGTAAATCGTTGTCGGCACTGATACCACCATATCCAAACAATTAACTAATGCCG